TGACCCAGGTAGTTCACCTGGTGAACCTGAAAGTAGAAGAGAATATGGAATCATGTCTCAATTCACAGGTCCTAAAGGAACTACGGGCGATATTACAGACTTTAGTCCTGACCCAGCAGTAGATTTATCTACTCCAGAACAAACAGCCAGACATATGTTAAATGTAGATATAGCCCGAGGGTTATATAACGTAAACAAACCAAACATTGTTACTCAAGCTTTTAGAAACCCTTTATTTAGAGCAGGTCTTTACACCATTAATCCTCTTGGCTATGGTAGAAAAGCTCTTAATGTTTTTGATACCTTTCAAAATCTTAGGGATCTATATGATGTTGCTACAAATCCAAATGTTGAAGAAGAGCTAGAAGAAATGCGGAAATAAATTATGATAAAACGATTAACTAGAACAATTCCACCACTTAGAGGACCTAACCCACAAGGGTTGAATGTTCCTTATAAACCGACTATAGTGGTTCGGAACTCGGAGAAAATAAATGGCAGAAATAGACAAAGCTCTTCCAAACGTAGAGCAAACAATAAAAACGCCTAGCGACAAAGAACTTGAAGTAGCTACGGAACAAAATATTCAAGAACAAGTTGGTCCTGAAGATGTAAAAATTGAAGAGCAGGAAGATGGTTCTGTTGAAATTAATTTTGACCCTGAAGCTATTAACCAACCTGGCACTGCATCACACTTTGACAACTTAGCAGATCTCTTACCAGAAGAAATTTTGGGTAGATTAGGATCTGAAATTTATGAGAATTATGAAAATTACAAAACATCTAGAAAAGATTGGGAAGACAGTTACACAAAAGGTTTAGATCTTCTTGGTTTTAAATATGAAAATAGAACACAACCATTTCAAAATGCAAGCGGTGTAACACACCCTGTATTAGGTGAAGCTGTTACACAGTTTCAAGCACAAGCTTATAAAGAATTACTTCCAGCAAATGGACCAGTGCACACTCAAACAATGGGTGCACCGAGCAGACAGAAAGAAGATCAATCTGTTAGAGTAAAAAACTTCATGAACTATCAGCTCATGAATGTGATGAAAGAGTATGAACCCGAGTTCGATCAAATGCTTTTTTATCTCCCTCTTAGTGGCTCTGCCTTCAAGAAAGTCTACTATGACGAGCTCTTAGGCAGAGCTGTCTCAAAGTTTGTACCAGCTGATGATTTGATAGTTCCGTACACTGCAACATCTATTGAAGATGCAGAAGCAGTTGTGCACAAATTAAAAATGTCAGAAAATGATTTAAGAAAAAAACAAGTTTCAGGTTTTTATAGAGATATAGAAATTACACCCGGCTATTCTCAAGAATCAGAAGTAGAGAAAAAAGAAAGAGAGTTAGAGGGTGTCAAGAAAACTAGGGACGATGATATCTTTACTATTCTAGAATTTCATATGAATTTAGATCTAGAAGGGTTTGAAGACAAAGATAATGTTGGAGACATGACAGGTATCAAACTTCCTTACATCGTAACACTCGATGCAGGTAGCAGAGAAGTGTTATCCATCCGAAGAAACTATCAACCTAACGATCCGTTAAAAAAGAAAATAGAATATTTTGTTCATTTTAAATTTTTACCTGGTCTAGGTTTTTATGGCTTTGGTTTAATACACATGATTGGTGGCTTATCAAGAACAGCGACTAATGCATTAAGACAGCTAATAGATGCAGGTACTTTTTCAAATATGCCTGCAGGTTTCAAACAACGAGGTATTCGTGTTAGAGACGAAGCAAATTCAATCCAACCTGGAGAGTTTAGAGATGTGGATGCACCTGGTGGAAACATCAGGGATGCGTTTATGCCTTTACCTTTTAAAGAACCGTCACAGACTTTATTGCAGTTGATGGGAATTGTAGTCCAGGCAGGACAACGATTTGCCGCCATAGCTGACATGCAGGTCGGGGACGGCAACCAACAGGCAGCTGTTGGTACGACCATAGCTCTGTTAGAACGTGGTTCCAGAGTCATGTCAGCCATACATAAAAGAATGTATGTGGCGATGAAACAAGAGTTTGAATTACTAGCTGCAGTGTTTAAAACATATTTACCAGCGGAGTATCCTTACGACGTTGTGGGTGCTCAACGAACAGTAAAACTTACAGACTTTGATGACAAGATTGATATTATACCTGTTGCTGATCCAAACATATTTTCACAGTCACAAAGAATAAGTTTAGCACAAACAGAATTACAATTAGCAATGTCTAATCCACAAATACACAACATGTATGAAGCGTACAGAGATATGTATGAAGCGATCGGTGTAAAAAATATAGATCAAGTATTGCCACCACCACAACAACCAATGCCAATGGACCCTGCTGCAGAAAATATTATGGCAATGACAGGAAAACCGTTTCAAGCATTCAAAGGTCAAGATCATAGAGCACATATTACAGCTCACTTAAACTTTATGGCTATGAATATGGCAAAAAATAATCCAGTTATAACCGCATCATTAGAAAAAAATATTTTTGAACACATTTCTTTGATGGCACAAGAGCAACTAGAGTTAGAATTTGCACAAGAGATACAACAAATTGCACAATTACAACAAGTAATTCAAATAAATCCACAAGTGCAACAGGATCCACAAGTGCAACAACAAATTTTAACACTTACAACTCAAATGGAATCAAGAAAATCAAAATTAATTGCTGAAATGATGAGAGAATTTAGACAAGAAGAGCAAGAAATTATGGGTGCATTCGGAAATGATCCAATTGCACAACTAAAAGCAAGAGAATTAGACCTCAGAGCGTTAAATGAAAGCATGAAACGTGAACAAGACCAAGAAAAAATTAACTTGGATCGTTCAAAACAGTTAATGGGGCAACAACAGTTTGATGAAAAGCTCGAACAAAACGAAGAATTAGCAAATTTACGAGCAAGTACATCATTAACAAAGCAAGCAATGTCTCAAACAGCTAAAATTCAGAACGATTTATTCAAAATGGCTGATGTAGAGATCTTGAAAGGTCCAAAAAGATAGTATAAGGAGAAACTATGAAAAAAAATAACGTAAAAGATCCAAAAATTACTCCAGAGTTGGGTGCAGACAAGGATGGCATGCAAAAAGGTGGTATCGTTATCGAAACTACTATGCCAAACGAGTCACAGACTGTGGATGTAAAAGGAACAAGAAGAATTAGACCGGACAAAAAACCGGTGAAAGCTACTTGGTACTAAATCATGTGGTTATCGGCGATTAAATTAGCCGTTTCTGCTGGAAGTAAGATTTATGCTAATAAGCAGAGAACGAAAATGGCAATGTCGGATGCACAACTTATGCATGCCGAGAAAATGGCCCGGGGCGAGGAGCAGTACCAGGGTAAATTGCTAGAGGCTAGACAGTCAGACTGGAAGGACGAGGCCGTCCTCATAATTCTCAGTTTGCCCGTGTTGGTGCTCGCATATGCGGTTATCTCAGATGACCCAACAGCGATGGACAAAGTGAAATTATTTTTCGAGATGTTCTCGCAGCTCCCGTCATGGTTCACCAATTTGTGGATCCTTGTCGTGGCGTCGATATATGGTATAAAGGGTACACAAATTTTTAGAAATGGAGGAAAAAAATAATGCCTAATTTTAGATTTAACACACAAGTTGCTCAACCTAGAGGACAAGTCGGCCGAAAAAAAATGAGAGGCGGCGGAATGGGTGGCAGAACTGGAGACATGATGTATTCGCGTGGACAAGGAATGAACATGAAATCCAAAAGAATGCCAACTGAGCTTATGGACAGAGGCGCTATGAAAAAAGGCGGTAAAGTCGGTAAGAAGAAACAAGGTTACAAAGCAAGAAAAGATGAGTCTATCGCTATGAGAATTCGTAAGAAAAGAACTAAGAAGCAATTAAAAGCTTCTAGAGATGAGTCTTATGGAAGATTTGGTTCTAAAGCTAAAAAATCTGGAAAGATTAATAGATAGTGAAAGGCCAGAAAAAAGTTAGAAAAGTTATGCGTGAGTTTAAAAAAGGTAAACTCAACATTGGCGGTTCTAAGAAAAAAGTAAAAAACAGAAAGCAAGCGATTGCGATCGCTCTTTCTGAAGCTGGAATAAGCAAGAGGAGAAAAAAATGAAACCAGTACCTAAAGGTAAAAAAGGAAAAGGTCTTCGTAAACTTCCTAAAGCTGTTAGAAATAAAATGGGCTTTATGAAAAAAGGTGGACTTGCTAAGAAAAGGAAAAAATAATGGCGGGAAAAGGTTTGTACGCAAACATTCACGCTAAACGTAAACGTGGCGGTAAGATGAGAAAGAAAGGTGCAAAGGGTGCGCCCACTGCAGCTAACTTTCGAAGAGCCGCCCAAACAGCGAGAAAAAGATAATGACTAAATTATGTCCAAGAGGTAAAGCCGCAGCGAAGCGAAAATTTAAAGTGTATCCGTCAGCGTATGCTAACGCCTATGCTAGTAAAATTTGTGCGGGTAAAATTAAAGATCCTTCTGGACTAAAGAGAAAAGATTTTAGAGGTAAAAAAGCTGAGGGTGGTCTAATGGGTGAACTTAACAGACCAAACCGAGGTTATAAAAATGGTGGTTTCGTGGCTAAAGGTTGCGGTGCAATCATGTCAAATCGAAAGAAAAAAACTAAAATAATTTAATAATATGGCTAAAAATGGTCTGGATAAATGGTTCAAACAAAAATGGGTAGATATTGGGAGCAAGCGAAAGGATGGATCCTTCGCAAAGTGTGGCCGTTCAAAACAGAAGAAGGACGCGAAGAGGAAGTATCCCAAGTGTGTCCCACTTGCAAAAGCAAGACGTATGTCAGAAGGACAAAGAAGATCTGCCGTTGCAAGGAAACGGGCAGCTGCCAATGTGGGACCAAAACCAACAAACGTTAAAACATTTACAAAAAGAAAAAGCATGAGCATGGGGGGTCTTGCCTAATGAGAAAGCAAGACAAGATGCCTGCTAGAAATAAAAAAAACTTTCGTTCGACTAAGTCGGGCGCAGGCATGACAAAGGCCGGGGTCGCTGCCTATAGAAGAATGAATCCTGGTTCAAAACTAAAAACAGCCGTGACGGGTAAAGTAAAACCTGGATCTAAAGCTGCGAAGAGACGTAAGTCCTTCTGCGCAAGAAGCGCCGGACAAATGAAAAAATTTCCTAAAGCTGCAAGAGATCCTAATTCTAGACTGCGTCAGGCTAGAAGAAGGTGGAAATGTTAAGACAAGCAATACTTCAAGCACTAGAAGATAAATATCAAGCACAAATATCAGAAGCAGATGCAACGATAAAAATTTATTTAGATCACTCTGTAGGTATTGGAGAGCACCCACAACATTTAGAGGAGATAGATAAACTCATGCAAAAAATTGTAGATGCACAAGAAAAATTAAAAGAACTACAAGCGTTTAAACTATGATAAATTTTATTAAAAAAATATTGGGCCTAGACAAACTAGATTATAGAGTTAGAAGATTGGAAAGAGCTAAATATTGGAAGGAGAAATATAATGAAAAAAGCAAAAGCTAAAATAAAAAAAGTTATGAAAGCTTTGAAAAAAGCATCGAAAGCACATGCAGGTCAAGCAAGAACTTTGAAAGGAGTTATTAGTGGCAGATCCAAAAAAAGGAACGGGTAAACATCCTGGTAAAAAATATGGTCGGAGACTTTATACAGATGAAAACCCTCGTGACACTGTTAGCATCAAGTTCGCAACGCCGACGGATGCGCGCAAAACAGTGGCGAAAGTTAAAAAAATTAGTAAACCGTTTGCTAGAAAAATTCAAATTTTAACTGTTGGAGAACAGCGAGCCAAAGTTATGGGTAAATCACAAGTCGCTGCAATTTTTAAAAAAGGCAAAGAGTCTATAAGGAAAGGGAGAAAAAAATAATGGATGATATGAGTTTTGTGAGTAAAATTAAAAGAATCATAAAGATGAGACATGATGATGTTGTATCTGCTATGGTTTCTGGAGGTGTTGACAACATGGAAAAATACCAGTATATGTTAGGACAGATACGAACGTATCAATATTTAAATCAGGAAATATCCACCCTGCTAAATAAAAAGGAGCAAACGGAAAATGAAGGAACAGTCATCAGTATCAAAAACAAAGATACATCTACCAAATAAAGATTTAGTTGGAGTAGAAAAATCAGACACATCAAAATTACCCAAACCAACAGGTTGGAGAATA